AACCAAAAGGTGGGGAGATTTAGTGCCAATCTATAAAGATAGAAGCAAACAACCAAAATTTACTGTAAATTTGGTTGAAGATGATATTAGATTAATATATAATGCTGTAGATTTTTATCATAAAAATAGACCTGGATCAGCAAAAAGACCTCAACATATGCAAGAACCTACTGCACATTTAGAGTGGATGAAACAAATTATGATGACTATGATAATGGAATGTAGTTTTCAGAAGAATAAATAGTGTCTAAATAGAATATAGTTACTCATTTGACACTAATACTATGGATGAACTTATGGATATGATTGCTGCGGATGATTCGGCTTCACAGGTTAGCGATAAAATAAAAGATATTTTATATGCAAAGTCAGCTGAAAGAGTTGATGGATATAAGCCTAATGTAGCTAATTCATTATTTGGTGATCAAGAATCAGCAGATGAGATTGAAGCTGAAGTAGATAAGGCTGCTGCAGTTATTGCAGGAGAACAAGAAACGGAAGCAGAAGTTGAATCTGAAGTTGAAGATCAACCAGAAGAGTAATTCTATAAATAACTAGTAAATGAATTTTAATACTATAAGGTTTGTATAAATGGCTCACAATCCCGTAGGAAGTGGTTCCTCACTTACAGTATCTACAGATACGGCTAAGGTAATTGCAAATGGAATTGCTCAACAATCTGATACCTTAAAGGTCACTCTTGTGGGTGCATCTGGATTAGAAGGTGCTCATATTAAAGTGGGTGAAATGCCAACTGCAACAACTGCAGATTTTTATTTGGTTAAAGGTGAAACTGCAACACTTAGTATTCACAGACCATCTTCTCAAAGAGTGATTGGTATTACTACTGGATCCACAACAATACTTCAGTTTCCTGAAGGAACTGGATCACCATTTGGTGTTGGTAATAGTGTGAGTATAACAGCAACAGATCAAAGTTATTATGATGATATTATTAAAGATTCATCTGTAACTGCAGTGGATAATACTGCTGGTGTTGGTGGTGCTTTTGCTACTAGAATTACAGTTGATGCTGATACTTCTGGTATTAAAACTGATATTAGTACTCATGCTACTTTGAGAAATTCATTTAAAGTGAGTGCTCTAGCTAAAGGTAACGCTGCTAGTGTAACTGGTGCATTATATTATCAACAAGTTCAGATCTCAGGGGAAGGTTAATGAAACTCATTACGGAAGAAATTGAATCAGTTGAATTTCTTGTCGAACAAAAAAATGGCAAGAAAAACATGTATATTGAAGGTGTTTTCCTTCAAGGAAACATAAAGAACCGTAATGGTCGTATGTATCCAATGGAAACTCTTAGGAGAGAAGTTGGACGTTATAACGAAAATCACGTTCAATCTGGAAGAGCTCTTGGTGAACTTGGTCATCCAGAAGGTCCAACCGTTAATCTCGATAGGGTCTCTCATAAAATAGTATCACTTAAAGAAAGTGGTTCTAACTTCGTTGGTAAAGCTAAGATTCTTGGTACACCAATGGGTAAGATTGCATCTTCATTAATTGAAGAAGGTGTAAAATTAGGTGTTTCTTCAAGAGGAATTGGTTCATTGAAACCAACCCGTGAAGGAATTAATGTTGTCGGTGACGACTTCATGTTGGCAACTGCTGCTGACATCGTTGCTGATCCTTCTGCTCCCGATGCATTTGTTGAGGGAATTATGGAAGGAAAAGATTGGGTATGGGATGGAGGTGTTCTTCGTGAGAAGTATGCTGAAAGAACATATAAAACAATCAATACTTTGGTTGATCAGAAGGCATTAGACGAGAAAAAACTCTCGTTATTTAATGATTTCTTATCAAACTTATAAATATTCTAAATAAATATAGATTTAATAACGTATAAATCGGAGTCGTACAAATGTCTCGTGGCACAAAATTACAAAAGATGGAAGAAGAAGTGAAGCAATCCAAGACTGCTGTGAATGCTAATGCAAAGCCAGCAATGCCTATGGAAAAAGGCGCACCTTACGAAGATCTTGGAGGTCCAACACCTGAAAACTATAGCCCTACTAATGATAGTGCTAAGTTAAAGGAACCTGGTGGATCATTAAAACAGGTATCCGATGCCATTACGAACCGAAAAGGAAAAACTCTTAAGCAAGGAGACGAACCAGAAGTGACTGACGAACAAGAAGTTGTTGCAGAAGAACCTGCTACTGAAGTAGAAGAAATCGTTGCTGAAGAGGAAACTGTAGAAGAAGAGACAGTTGAAATAAACGTTGAAGATGACGTTAATGCACTTCTTGGTGGTGAAGAACTATCAGAAGAGTTTAGAACAAAAGCAAAAACAATCTTTGAAGCTGCTATCAATTCTAAAGTTACAGCAATAAGAGAAGAAATCGTCAGAGAGCACGAAGAGAAGCTTTCTGAGGAAGTAGAAGAAATTAAGGTAGAACTACAGGAACGTGTAGATTCTTACCTTGAGTATGTTGCCGACGAGTGGTTCGTTGAGAACCAACTTGCCGTTGAAAACGGACTTAAGGCAGACATGACCGAATCATTCCTTGAAGGAATGAAGGGTCTTTTTGAAGAACATTATGTACAAATCCCTGAAGAAAAATATGATGTCCTTAAGAGTATGGTAGAAAAACTTGATGACATGGAAACCAAGCTCAATGAGCAAATAGAAAAGAATATCGCACTCAACAAAGGTCTCGCAGAGGCTACTGCTGATGGTATCTTAGAATCTGTTTCTGAAGGTCTTGCGGCCACACAGAAAGAGAAGCTCGCTTCACTTGCAGAAAGTGTAGAGTTTGAAAGTGACGAAGAGTATCGTGAAAAGTTGGAAACACTAAAGGAATCTTATTTCCCCCATAAAGGTGCTCCAACAGCTAAAACTGAAAATCTTTCAGAAGGAGTAGACAACGCAGAAGGTCTTGAATCTCATACTGCATCAATGTCTTCTTATCTTAAGACACTTTCAGCTTTTAAAAACTGAATTTAAAATTATTCAAACGTAAACACTAATTAGGTAAACTAAGATGTTCCAATCAGAACATCTAGTCGAAAAGTGGAAGCCCCTCCTAGAATATGAGGGTCTCGATAAAATCGAAGACAACCATAAGAGGTCTGTAACCGCTGTTCTACTAGAGAACCAAGAAAAATTTTTAAGAGAGTCATCTGCTTTCCAAGAAAGTGGATCACTTCTTTCCGAAGCCGCACCAACAAACTCTGCAGGTAGTAATCCTCCAGGTTTTAGTGGTACTGCAACTGCATCAGGTCCTGTTGCTGGTTTCGACCCCGTTCTAATCTCATTGATTAGACGTTCAATGCCAAACTTGGTCGCATATGACCTTGCTGGTGTTCAGCCAATGTCTGGTCCTACTGGACTTATCTTCGCAATGCGTTCTCGTTACGAGAAGCAGACTGGAACCGAAGCGTTCTACAACGAAGCAGATACTGCATTCTCTGGAATGAATGCTAGTTATGACAATACCTCTGGATTTGGTAACACATCCGTTGGTTTTGGTACAACTAACCAGACTGGTACTAACCCATCTGTTCTTAACCCAACTTCATCTGCTACTTCTACTGACTACAACGTTGGTCAGGGTATGGAGACAAGCGAAGCTGAAGCACTTGGAACTTCTGGTTCAGCAGCTTTCAACCAGATGGCATTCTCAATCGAGAAAGTCACTGTAACTGCACGTTCCAGAGCACTAAAAGCAGAGTACAGTTTAGAACTGGCTCAAGACCTTAAAGCAATCCACGGTCTGAATGCTGAAGCGGAATTAGCAAACATTCTCTCAACTGAGATCCTTGCTGAAATTAACCGTGAAGTTATCAGAACCATCTATAAGGTTGCTGAACAGGGTGCTGTACAAAACACTGCTACTGCAGGTATCTTCGACCTAGACGTTGACTCCAACGGAAGATGGTCTGTTGAGAAGTTCAAAGGACTTCTGTTCCAGATCGAAAGAGACGCTAACGCGATTGCACAAAGAACTCGTCGCGGAAAGGGCAACATCATCATGTGTTCAGCAGACGTTGCTTCTGCACTAACCATGGCTGGTGTTCTTGATTACACTCCTGCCCTTAACGCTAACCTTAACGTTGACGACACTGGTAACACCTTCGCTGGTGTTCTACAAGGTAAGTATCGTGTATACATCGATCCTTATTCTGCTAACCTTACAAGTGCTAACGCAGCACCTACAGGTGGTAACCAGTACTATGTTGTCGGTTACAAAGGTGGTTCACCTTATGATGCTGGATTGTTCTATTGCCCTTACGTTCCACTACAGATGGTTCGTGCTGTGGGTGAGAACTCCTTCCAACCAAAAATTGGATTCAAGACTCGTTATGGTCTTGTTGCCAACCCATTTGCAGAAGGAACAACCCAAGGTCTTGGTGGATTACTTTCCAACCAGAACCGCTACTACAGAAGAGTGGCTGTCAAAAACCTCATGTAAGAAGTTTATATCTTCTTTCTTTAATAAACCTCTCTTCGGAGAGGTTTTTTTTTGTCTAAATAAATCAGTTTGTCAAGAAATAAAATGACCGCACTGATTGATCCCCAAAAGTATAGTGAGACTGTTGACCTATTGAGGTCATTTTTTTTGTCTAAAAATTTCCTAGAAGTTCATACCCAGAATCGTTTAAGTATTCTTGCTGCATGTGAAGATCCTGAGAC